AAGAATTCTCTATCTCGTTTTTTCTGAGTACTACCTATATTTACTATTGGTTTTTTTCTAGCCATTATGATATATTTTCTAAATCCCCCTCTATCTTAACCTCATCACTTTCTTCAAAACTCCAAGGTTGACCAAAGTTAGGGTCATTTGAATTTTCTATAATTGATGGAAACAATTCTCTAATAAACTTTATATGAAAATCATTACCAACTTGCTCAAATTTATAATCTCTAGGAGCAATATAACCACCATTTACAAATACATCAAATCTACTATCAGTTTTTCGTTTAGATTCTAACCTACTATCCAATGTTTTTAATCTACAATTGGTTGCTTTATAAATCCAATATAACTCATGTGTTAAATTTACATAAGTCATATCAAATTCGTTAGGTTGATTAACCTCCTTCATTATATTTTTAAGAGTCTTTATGTTCATAGTTGTTCGTATTTTCCAACAATATCAACTTCATCATTAGCATCTAAATCAAATCCCAATCCATCAAATGTAAATATGATTTCATTATCAGTACCATTAAAAGAATATGTATAAGTTGTTGATGGTTTAAATTCTGAATTAATGTAAACTCTAAACCAATTTGCCGTATCAAATGAACCTATTAATTCAACAGGTAATACTGGTAATCTTACATTTGTTAATTTAACAATTGTGGAATTAGTAAACTCAGCTCTTTGTGAACTTCTAATTGCAACAAAATCAATTACCGATTGGTATTCGTTATATATGTTTGGATTAGTAAATGAGGTACCAGTTAAATCAGTTTCCACACCCCATACAACTTTCTTAGGAGTAAATGTTTTTTTAACAGTGGGTTTATCATCATATGTTTCAGGTAATAAGTAAGCGTTGGTTATCATTGTAAATGATGTTCTAATTACTCGCTCAGACCCCTCTCCAACTTCCTGTTGATTATCAAATGAATCAATTCTAGTTCTAAATCTAAAACCACTTTCAGTTCCCCAATATCTATCAGTTGCATACTGAAATTGTTCTACAATTTCATTCATATGTTCGGTAAATGATGTCCAAATCATCACCTCATAAGTTACAGTTACATAATCAGGTACCGAAACTTCATATTGTTCTAACGCTCTACTTGCCCCAGATTGTAATGAGAATCTTTCGTATTTATTTTTTTGAGAATATTTTCTATAAGCTGGTAATGTGTTGACATCTTTAAATTGAGCCATCCCATCTTGCCTATCAATGGAGTTTCTCTTAAACATTACTAAAGGTAATTGAATCTTACCTCTCTGGTCTCTTAGATATCCCTTTGTTCTTGCATTATTCCATCGCTCAGCATTACCATATAATAAAGGAACTTTAATTTGATTTCCATTTTCTTCCACATTTGGAATAATAGAATCAACCATATATTCAGCAATAGTAGTATCAATATCAATAAGTTTTACACCAGATGTGAATTCCTTAGAAATACTAATTTGATTTGCTCTATTTGTTTCTTTCTTATTCATTATATAACTCTCATTTCAGTTTGAATAGAACTTCTTCTAGTCATAAATGTTGATGCTATGATTGAGAATTTCTCCCCACTCTGTCCACCAATTAATTGGTCTTCTCTTACATTGTTAATTTCAAAGTATGCATCGTTGTGCATTATAATATCTCCAATCTCTGGATAGAATTCTTTATCCTTTAATGTAAATCTATTAAATCTAAATTCTACGTTTTGTCCCGAATCAGGTCCAAATCCTTCATAAGATATACTACTATCATCTCTTTCGATTACCGCACTACATTCCGTACCTTGATAATAGGTTTTATTTAGTGATTCCCCATATAGGTTTGTTGAAATATCCTCAATAGCAAGTTTGAATAGAACAACAGTTGTTTCAATAACCGCATCTACTAACTCTCTTGAGATTCCTTCAAAGAATCTTATATCTCTATCTAGTGCAAATCTTGGCATATTCTATTATCCGGTATAAATCGATAGTGGAACTTTTCTTAACATCTCTTGTTGATAATTAGATTCATTATTTCTAATCTCAAATTGTGTTTTTCTACTTAACTCTTCTAAGTTTTCTCTGAGTTGTTCAATCAAAGCATCTTTTTCAGTTTGAGCCTCAGCTCTTAATGCCGCTCCATCTAACGATATTTCTGAACCAGGAATAGGTACTGAACTATATTTTTCTCTGATTGCTCCTAATAATTCTTTGGTAAGAGCAAGTGTATATTTTCTAATCCATTGCTTACCCACATCGTTTATATATTGATATGGTATAAAATCGTATCCAACATTTGAGTAATCTGAAATTACATCGGGTTTTATAGTTGTTGAATTCTCAACAAATTCGTTTCTTACAAAATATTCAAAAAACATTCTACCATTAGTAGTTGGGATTGGGAATATTTGTAATTTATTGTTTGTAATATTAAATGAATGTGCTGATTTACGAATTTCATCGTTAAATTCAATTGCTTGAATTCTAAGTATATCCTCATAAACAGGCATCAATATAAATTGTGCTGCTGGTGAGAATGAACCAAAACCAAACTCATCTATTAAGTTAAGAGTACCTTGTCCACTTACCGAATAAGGGTCAAAGAATCTATTGATTGCAGGAGTTGCTTCATGAAACACTTTAACTACATCAATACGATTACCATTTTCAGAAGAACTAGCGAATAGTTCTAAATCATAGGTTTGTTGCCCCGCTACAACCTCTATGTAATCGGTTTTAATATCAGTATTACCACCCACACCAACTAAAGTACCATAAGCATCTGAAATTCCAATCAATGTTGGTAAAAACGAACCTTCTACTAATTTTTGTGAATAATTTGTACCAGTTGGTACACCTTTAAGTACATCGAGATTATTTCTGATGTTAAATTGGTTTACTTGTGCCGCATATTCAGCAGTAGCTTCTTCAAAGCATGAATAAAAACTTTCATCTACTAATTCAACGTTTTGTACTGGGTATCCTAATCGTTTTGCACACCAATTAGCTATTTTAGGTGCATCTGATTGGAAGTTTGTATCACTATCAAATGTACCAAATGGTGTTTGCCCTATTTCAAAGGATGATGAACCCGGATATATGTATTCTACTGCCATTTACGATTCCTCTATTGTTTAACTCATCTATAAATATAAAGAAAAAGAAGAATAGGTTTTTTAAATATAGAATCTATACATAACTCATTAATTTGTGTTTGTATTCACTATCATAGCTGTCTGATAATCAGACAGTTACAAAGCATAAAAAAAGAGGGATAGTTTCCTACCCCTCTAATTTTATTAACTTAACGTTCTATTAGATAGATTGTAAGTCTTTTACAAAGATACGACCGTAATATTCTGGTCTAACCATTTTCTTAGCGTATCTCGTCATAACACCTCTCCTAGGAGTGAAGTTAGTTGGGTCATACACTAATGGAGTCATGATTAATGGTACATAAGGTGCGTAAACTGCTCCTGTTTCTAGGAAGTTTGAACCTCTAAATCCTAACAAGATTTCGTTTGAAGTCATGTAAGGGTTTTTGTACACAGTATATCTATTAGCAATCGCACCAACAGTAGTTACACCAGCAGCGAAAGATGAAGCATCTTTATCAGCTGATACAGTAAATCCAGGGATAGATTCTAAGATAGTACATACATCAGGAGAAGCAACTACGAAGTTAGCTCCACCTCTTAAAGTCAATTGGTGAATCTTATTAGATACTTTGTTTAATTTAGTACCTAAAGTTTGGAACCAAGAGTTCTTTTGGTATGCTACAGCTGAATTACCTTCAGACCATGCACCAGTTGAAGAGTTGTACTCTTCACCGATTGTTGCTGACCAGTACTCAGTAGTTAATGCGTTAGACTTTAACATATCTAAGATTTCTAAATCAATCTCTAATGAGATGTAATCAGATAACATAGCAGTTAATTCAGCCTCAGCATCAATACTGTGGTAAGCGTTAAGGTCTTGCGCTAATTCAGGAGTCCATACAGCCTTTAGTTTTCTAGTCTTAGCAACAATTGCTTCAGACTTTAATTCTAAATCAACTTCAGGAATGTCGATAGAAGAACCAACAGTACCAGCAGCACCAGCTACTTGTCCAGCGTTTTTACCATCTTCGAAATCACCTCTAGCGTAATCAGTAGGAACTACTGAGTAAGTTAACTCAACGTTTCCAGCTTTAGCAGTTTCTAAACCAGCAGAAGCTGATACGAACATTACTAAGTTGTTACCAGATACACTATGGAATTGGTTTAAGTTATCTGCAATTTCAGCGTTAGCGATATTGAAAGAACGTACACCATCTACATCAGCAGTTGCTGGTTTAGCGAAAGTTGCTTTTGCAATCTCACCATCAGCGATAGAAGCAGATAAAGCACCATCAAAAC